GGGTGCTACTTTTGAGAAGATTATAGGCGCAGAAAATTCATCTTCTGCGGCAGTAGATATTTCTTCGGGAACGGTAGCTGGTTCTGTTATCAAGAATTTTGCCTATGCGACAAAGATTGCAGATTTTACTACATCAATCACCACTTCCAATTGTACCTTCTCGTTGACTGCGACTCAAACAGCTGCGCTTGCTGAGGGTAAATACTATTATAGTTTAACTTACACTCAAAGCAATAATACAACCAAAGAACGATTAGCGGAAGGTTTGATTACAGTTGAACCATCTGCTGAAGTTGTAAATTAACGGATAAACTATGTCTACCACAAAACCAGCATCTACTACAGAATTAAAAGAATATTGTCTTCGCAAACTTGGGAAGCCGGTTATTGATGTAAATATTGCAGATGAACAGATGAATGATTTGATTGAAGAAGCAATACATATATTTCAGGAATATCATTTTGATGGTACAGAAGTTCATTATTCAAAAGAGCAGGTGGTTGCAAGTACACTAACATTTGCGAGTGCTGCTACTGGTACATTTACGGCAGATGAAACAATTACTGGTGGAACTTCAAATGCAACAGCAACAATACATAAGGTTACAAGTGATACTGTTTTGACATTTCATAAACACAAAGATGGAAATGGAATACGAGCTGCAAATACAGTTGGAGCCACATTTTCAGCGGGAGAAACGGTTACAGGGGGTTCGTCAGAAGCAACAGGAACAGTCCATGCAACTCAATCAACGGCTGTGGTATTTGGAAATGTTGATTTAAAATATGTGATAATGGATGATACTATTATTGGAATACGAGATGTTCTTCCAATAAGTAAGAAACTTTCTTCAAATGATATGTTTTCATTTGAATATCAATTTAATTTGAACGAGTTGCCTGGATTACTTCGGGGTGGCGGCGGCGGTCTTTCAACTTATTCAACTTCGATGCAATATCTTTCTATGCTGGATCAATTATTTTCTGGTTCTGCAACTCGACAAATCCGATTTAATAGATTGACTGATAAACTTTATTTGGATATGGATTGGGATACAGCTGTTGATATTGATGATTGGATTATATTTCAGTGCTATAAGAAAATTGATGAAACGACTTATACAGAATTATTTAATGACATTTTCTTGAAAAAATATACAACTGCGCTTTTCAAAAAACAATGGGGCTCAAATCTAATGAAATATGAAGGAATGCAGCTGCCGGGTGGTATAACTCTCAATGGGAGACAGATTTATGATGATGGCAATGTAGAATTAGATAAACTTGACGAAGAAATGCAAATGCGCTATCAATTACCAGATAATTTTTATGTAGGATAATTGAATGTCAACAAATTCATATTTTCGTACATTTGATGCAAAGAACGAACAGGAATTATTACATTCTCTTGTTACTGAATCAATTCAAATATACGGTCATGATGTTTCATATATTCCAAGAACTCTAGTTAATACAGATACAATTCTTGGTGAGGATTCCATTTCGGAATACAAAGATGCACATTCAGTTGAAATGTACATCAAATCTGTGGATGGGTTCGAGGGCGAAGGTGATTTAATTTCAAAGTTTGGTCTAGAGGTTCGTGATCAAATTGTCTTTTCTTTAGCGAGAAGGGCTTGGGAACGGTTAGATTTGGGGGTTCGGCCTAAGGAAGGGGATTTAATTTTCTTTCCTCTTACGAGTAAGCTCTTTCAGATTATGTTTGTCGAACACGAAACACCGTTTTATCAAAATGGCGCATTACCAACTTTTGATTTAACTTGCGAATTATTTGTTTATTCTGATGAGAAACTTGATACTGGTATTGATACGATTGATGTGATTGAGCAAAAACAATCATTTGTCCGTACATTTGAATTGTCCAGTATTACCGGAGTATTTGACGAAGGCGAAACCGTTACAGGCGGGACTTCTGCCATTACTGGTGAGGTTGCACGTTGGGATTCTACAACAAGTTATTTGTATCTTATCAATATGACTGGCACATTTACATTGAATGAAATCATTACAGGTGCAACGAGTATGGCAACTGGAACGTATTCGACCAAGATTACAACTGATCAAACAACTGAAACGTTACAAACAATTGATGATGCTACATCTGATACGGTCAGTAGTGGAAAACAATTTGAGATTGATGCAGATTCAATTTTTGATTTTTCTGAAGGAAATCCGTTTGGAGATAACCCGTAATGTTTGGAACATATTTTTACCACCAAACTTCCCGAAAAATGGTGGTTGCATTTGGGACGCTATTCAATGATATAGAAGTCCGAAGAACCAATAGTGCGGGATCAGTAATTGAAACTATTAAGGTTCCGCTTGCATACGGGCCTAGGGAAAAGTTTCTTACTCGTATAAGTACTGATCCTAGTTTGAATCCGAAAATAGCACTTACTGTTCCAAGGATGGGGTTTGAGTTGCTTTCGATGACTTATGATGGAGTGAGAAAACTCAATACGATTGGCCGCAATGTTAAGGCTGGGACGACATCGGGTCTCAAAAAACAATACAATCCCGTTCCTTATAATTGGGATTTTTCTCTTTATGTTTATATCAAGAATGCGGAAGATGGCACTCAAATACTAGAACAGATATTACCATTTTTCACACCAGAATTTACGGTGACGATGAATCTGGTTTCGTCTATGAGTGAGAAACGAGATGTGCCTTTGGTATTAACTTCTGTTACTAGTGAAGATACTTACGAGGGAGATTTTGCAACAAGGCGTTCTATTATATGGACGCTTTCTTTTATATTTAAAGGGTTTCTATATCCGGGCATTACAGATAATGCAAAAGTAATAACAACGTCTGTAGTAGATACACATTTGATGTCAGCTGTAGCAGAGTCTCCGGAATATATTATTGCAGAAGATAGTTCACCATACAATGTAAATTATATGGTATTGGATAAACACGATACGGATACATCTACACGAATAAGAATATTAAACGAAATTTCAAACGAAGCAATTGCAGAAGGTAAAACTGTTAGTAGAACAACAGTAGTGCCAAAAGATATTGATGCAATTACTCACGATGCTTTTGGATTTACTGAAACTTTTGATTCTTATGAACAGGGAATAACACACGATCCAGTAGCAGGAACAGATAATTAATGAAAAATGTTGAAAAGGTGATTGAGAATAGGATTGAAAAACATCTTGATCTTGTTGAACAAATTCCAATAGTACCTAATGAGATTGTACATATTAAAGAAGGCTCTCAACCTACTATAATAAATGGAGAAGAAACTAGAAATACAGATTTTCAATATGCTCGTGAAAATATGTATCATGTTATTGAACGTGGTAGAGATGCAATGGAGGAACTTTTGGAGATTGCAAAAGCAGAAGAATCTCCAAGAGCATTTGAAGTATTTGGGCAATTATTGAAAAATATGACTGATGCACAGGAAAAATTAATGGAACTTCATCATAAAAAACAAATTATTGAAAATGATGGGGGGCGACAAGATATTGCAAGAGCACAAAATGTGACTAATGCTTTATTTGTGGGGAGCACGGCTGAACTTTTGAAATTAGTTAAACAAGAATCAAAAGTAACAGAAAAATAGGTATAACTAATGAGTTCCAATATTTATGATAAATATGCTCAACTTAAAGAGGAACTTGAAGACAAAGACCCACTTAAGCGCTATGCTCGTATCAAACAGGAAATTGATACGATTAAACAAGAACAAGTAGAATCGAAGGTAGAAGATACAAAAGAAAAAGAAATAAAGACACTGGAATCATTGGAGTCGTTATTTCAATTTTTAGGGGGAAAAGAAGATGCCATTGAGGCTGAACCAGAAGTTGTTGAGGAATTAGAAGTTGAGGAAAAACTAGAAGTTGTAGAGGAGCCAGCAGAGATTCTTCCGGAAGAAGTACATGAAGTAATTGAAGAGGTCGAGGAACTAAAATCAGAAGAAAAAATAGAACCTGTAATTGTAGAAGAACCAATTACTGATAAAACAACAGTAGATAATGTTGCTGAAATTATTACTAAACATGAGAAGGATAAAGATAAAAAAGAGATAGTAGAAGAGACTGATTTAATTACTGCTCGAATTGATAAATTAGAAAAGTGGATTCAAAAAATAGCAGTTGCGGGGCCTGGTGGTGGTGAGGTTCGATTAAACAATCTCGATGATGTAGATATTACTGGTATTTCAAATAATAAAAGTTTAAAATGGAATGCTAGCACAAATAAATGGGGGATAGGAGATTCGGGCGGTGGCAGTAGTAGTTTAGCTGTCAATGAAATTAATGATAATGTATCAAATGTTGAAGTTCCAAATGTAAGTGAAATTCAATTTGATACAAATAGCGGTTTTGCTTTAACTGACATGGGCAGTGGTGCAGTTAAAGTTGCTATGGAAAGTACTTTCAAAACTTGGAAAGTTTCTGGACAATCTGATCTAGTTGCTGTTGCAGTAGATACAATTGAACTTGTAGCAGGAACCAATACTACTATTACGACAGATACGGCATCGACCCCGAAATCAATTACATTTAATAGTAGTGGTGGTGGTGGAAGTGCTTTCAAGACAATTTTAGTCAATGGACAAAACAATGTTGTAGCAGACGCTGTTGAAGATACACTTACTTTAATAGCGTCAGGAGATACAACACTAACAACAGATGCTACCGGCGATTCGGTAACAGTTGATTCTACTGTTACTTCTATTGATGGCGGTGTTTTTTAATAATAAATAATAATTAGATACATATTTTATGTTGATTATTCAAACTTAGGAGATTTCAAATGGCAACATTATTACAAATCAAAAAGAATTCGAGTGCAAGCTCCACTGCTGCTCCGGCAGCGGGGGTGAGTGGGGTCCAATCAGCTGAATTGGGGATAACTTATGGTACTGGTGCGCACGATAATGGTGGCGGAAGACTTTATATTGGGAGTCATAATGGCAATGCCGTACACGTTGTTGGGGGGCAGTATTTTACTGGTATGTTGGCCCATGCTCCCGGAACGTTGACAGCTAGTTCTGGGATTATTACTAATACTGCGAGTGCAATAGATACCTTAAATATTGGCACCACGGCTGCTGCTGCACCAACAATGAAATTTCTTGAAGGTACTTCTAATGGAACTGCAGCAATTGTACTTAGTGGTGTTGCAGATGTAGGACAGAATGCAGATTTTACGGTAGTGTTGCCGAAGGCAGATGATACTTTAGTTGGTAAAGCAACTACTGATACTCTTACCAATAAAACTCTTACTGCTCCTGTGTTTGCTGATGCCGGTTTTATTGCTGATCCAGCGGGCAAAGAATTACTTGTTTTTCAACAAACTGGCAGTGCAGTTAATGAGTTGGAAATTACTAATGCTGCTGCTGGTGCCGGGCCCCAGTTAGCAGCTACTGGTACTGATACCAATATTAATATGTTACTGGCCGCAAAAGGTTCTGGTGTAGTTAAAGTTGGTGGAGTTGAAGTTGCTAGTATTTCGGGAACACAAACACTTACTAATAAGACACTGACAAGTCCAGTAGTAACTACACCACAAATCAACGACACTTCTGCTGATCATCAATACGTTTTTGCAGTCAGTGAACTTACAGATGATAGGATTGTTACTCTTCCATTATTAACGGGGGGAGATGAGTTTACGTTTAATGCCCATGCACAAACTCTTTCAGCCAAAAGTATTGATTTAGGCACTAATACTTTAACTGGTACAGTAGCAGAATTTAATGCAGCATTACAAAGTGAAAGTTTTGCTACATTAACCGGGGCTGAAACACTTACAAGTAAGACACTGACAAGTCCAATTGTTTCTGGTCTTTATCTTTCGGATTCTTCGGTGGTATTTGAAGGCACTGCTGATAATTTTGAAACTACCTTAACGGTTACTGATCCAACAGCAGACCAGACTTGGACTATTCCAGATGCAACGGATACCTTTGTTGGTAAAGCAACTACTGATACTCTTACCAATAAGACACTAACAACTCCTGTTATTGCAGAAATAGATAGTGGGTCAACCATAACACTTGATGCGACTACTGACATTATTTTAGATGCTGATGGTGGTGATGTTTTCTTCAAAGACGGTGGTACGACAATTGCAACTCTGTCAAATGCTTCAAGTGATTTTGTTATAGCAACTGGTGTTTTAAATAAAGATTTTCTTGTCAAGGGTAATGATGGTGGGAGTACAATAACTGCATTGACTCTGGATATGTCAGACGCAGGAGCTGCAAGTTTCAATGATTCTGTTGCAGCAACTTCTGTCATTACAGGTACAGGTAGTGCTGCTGGAGTAGTAACATCTAGTGGAGATTACGATTTAACTTTACAGACAGGAAATGCAACTACTGGTAATATTACAATTACAGATGGTGCTAATGCTGATATTACATTAACCCCAAATGGAACAGGAGTTGTAACAGTTCCAGCTGCTTATTCAACCCGTTCTGGTTTTGGTGCTACTTCATTGGTGACAAAGGAATATGTTGATGCAGTTAAAACTGGGTTAGATGTCAAAAATTCAGTTGTTGCTAAAACAACAGCAGAGTTATACGCAGCTAGTAGTGGAGCTGGAACAGCGGGTTGGGCAAGTACTTCTGCTGGTACTTTTACTTCTCATGTGAATGAAGTAATACCAACAGCTTCTGTGGATGGACAAACTCTTGCATTAAATGACAGAGTGTTGGTTACTGGTGAAACAACTGGCAGTGATGGTGGACTAAGAAATGGTATTTATTATGTTTTCCAATTAGGAACTGGCAGCGCGAAATGGATACTTAAAAGAGCAACTGATTTTGATGTTGATGCAGAAGTAACTTCTGGTGCTTTTACTTTTGTTGAAAAGGGAACAACTTATGCTGATTCGGGTTGGATCCTGACTACTGATGGTACAATTACCGTAAATACGACAGAACTTGCATTCACTCAATTTTCGGGAGCTGGTGCTATTACAGCGGGTGCTGGTTTAGGTGAATCGGGTACTACAATGTTCGTTAATGTCGATGATAGTTCGATTGAAATTAATAGTGATACTTTACGAGTTAAAGCACTTGGTATTACAAATGCTATGTTAGCTGGAAGCATTTCGTTGACAGCAAAAGTTACAGGTACATTGCCAGTAGCAAATGGTGGAACTGGAGCAGCGACTCTTGCTCAATATGGAGTTGTATTGGGTGCTGGTGCGGGTGCTGTTGGTGTTCTTGCAAGTGGCGCTTCTGGAACAGCTGGATATTTTCTTCAAGCAAATAGTGGTGCTAATCCATCTTGGGTCAATACTATTAGTGGTGGGACCTTTTAATATTGAATAAAATAATATTATGTCAGTAATAAAACCAAAGGCAAATAATACAGCAGGCACTGTACCAACTATTACAGGTCTGACGCCTGACCTTGCAGATGGTGAGTTTGCAATTAATACTGCCGATAAGACGATTTATATTAGAGATGGTAGTTCTCTGGTGAGCATTGTTGGTAGCAGTGTAACTAATACACAGCATTTTATACCATCTGCTGATGATACTTATGATTTAGGTTCTTCTACCAACAAATGGAGAGATTTACATATTTCTGGTGGTTCGATTAAAATAGGAACATCTGAAATATCTGTTTCTGCAACTGGTGATATACAAACAACTAAAGCGGGCGGGGCAGCAGAAACTATGGTTACAACCGGATCGAGTGAAATTTCATTTAAGAAACAGGACAATAGCACTGCAAATATATCAGCATTTACACAAGGCAATTCTAGTATAGAAAGTGCGTTAGTTAATAGATATGTACCGTTTAAAAATCAAGGTGGTACAGCAATAACAACAATACCAGTAGAGTGAAATAAATGGCAGAAATTAGATTTCCCGTAAGAGCAGAATATACAGGAAGTAATCCAACTGGCTTTACAGAATATCAAACTAGTGATACATTAAAGTTATTAGATAGTGCTGGCAACACTTCAATATTACTCGAATCATCCAATGGTACAGCTAGCACTGAATGGTCTGCACTTGATATATATCGTAATACCACATCTCCTTTAAGTGGTGATATTCTAGGGTCTATTACATTTGATGGCAAAAATAGTGCTGGAAATAAAATTGCCTATGCTGGACTCAGGACACTTACTACTGATGTAACATACGCCACAGAAGATGGCACTCTCCAACTCCAAGTAGCAAAGAATGGAACACTAACAACAATTGGTCAAATTGATTCTTCTGGTTTAAATATCACAGGTGTGATTGGTGGTACTGCTGTAAAAGATGAAGATGATATGGCATCGGACAGTGCTACTCATCTTGCTACACAGCAGAGTATTAAAAAATACGTTGATGATCAAATTCTAACAGAAGATACCATTGCAGAATTAAATGATACTACAATTACAGGGGCACCAGCAGACAATGAATTTCTTGCATATGACGATACTACATCAAAATGGATCAATCAAACAGCTGCAGAAGTTGGACTTGAAATTGGAAGCGATGTTCAGGCTTATGATGCAGACCTCGCTGCAATTGCTGGATTAACATCGGGCGCAAACAAAGGTATTCAGTTCACAGGAAGCGGTGCTGCCGGAGTTTATACGTTGACTACTGCTGGAAAAGCACTACTTGATGATGCAGATGTATCAGCACAAAGAACGACACTTGGGTTGGGAACAATTGCTACACTTTCTAGTATTGCAACAACGAATATTACAGCAGATGCTGTTACTACTGCAAAAATAATTGATACGACTACCGTTACAATTAGTTGTCAAACTCAGAGTAGCACTGCCGTATTAGTACCCGGATCCACAACTGGAATGATTGTTGGGATGACAGTAAGTGGATCAGGTATTCCTCTTGGTGCAACCGTTTTATCATTCGTAGAAAACGCTTCTTTTGTTTTATCAGCAGCAGCAACCACAAGTTTAAACACTACTACATTAACATTTGTTTCTGGTATTACTACCGATAAAATCGCACCTGATGCTGTCACTTATGCGAAGATGCAAAACGTATCGGGCACTGACAAAATATTAGGACGAGATAGTGCTGGTGCGGGTGTTATAGAAGAAATTGCTCCAGCTGATGTTCTTACTATGATTGGTGCAGCAACTACCGCATATGTTGATGGAGTTGCACAAGGATTGGATATTAAGGATTCCTGTGATGTTGCAACTACTGCTGATGATACAGGATTGACATATGCCAACGGTACAGCAGGCGTAGGAGCAACATTGACCAATGATGTAGATGAGGTATATGCTATAGATGGAGTAAACCTTACTCTTAATATGAGAGTATTGGTTAAAGACCAATCACCAGCGACCGAAAATGGTATTTACTATGTATCTGTTGCTGGTGCAGTTGGTGCAACTTTAGAATTAACACGAGCTCTAGATGCAAATCAACCAGCAGAACTAACTGGTGGATCTTTTACTTTTGTTGAACAAGGAACTACTCAAGCAGAAAACGGATATGTATTTACTCATAATGGAACACCTATATTTGGAGTTGGGCAAACTGCATTAACTGTTTCTCAATTTTCTGGTGCAGGACAAATTACTGCTGGTACTGGTCTTACTAAAACTGGAAATACTATAGACGTTGAAGGTACTACTAATAGAATTTCAGTTGCCGCAGATGCTATTAACATTCATACTTCATATGTTGGACAAACTTCACTCACAACTCTTGGAACAATTGGAACAGGAACGTGGGAAGCAACAGATGTTGCAGTAGCACATGGTGGAACTGGTGCCTCGAATGCAGGTGGTGCAAGGACGAATCTTGGACTTGTAATCGGAACTGATGTTCAAGCTTATGATGCTACAATAGTTGTTGACGCAGATACATTTTATATTGGCACAACTCAAATTGCTCATAATAGAAGCTCTGCTGCATTAGAATTAACTGGTATTAGTATTGCTGATGGGGCTAATGATTTCGATATAAAATCACATGACGGGACTAATGGATTGAGACTGGGTGGTGATCTCGTTACAGCAACAGCAGCGCAATTAAACAACACTGCACAGGCAGCAACAACAGGAAAATCAATTGCAATGGCGATTGTTTTTGGTTGATGATAAATTAAACTGAAGCAAAGGAAGTACAACAATGAACCCAAATATAGTAAATGTCGCAACCATTAATGCTGGTAATGCGAGTTGGGACTTGCCCGCCACGTTAACATCTACATTGTTTACCGTGTCAGCTGAAGTTATTGTGAAAGTCAATGCTATTTTATGCACCAATGTTCATGCAACTGATGCGGGTCAATTAGATTTATATATTGATGGAATGCAATCAGTTCCAACAGGTGTTACTATTACAGCAACTACACCTGCCACTACCGCATTTTATCTTGCAAAGAATGTTAGTATCCCCGCAGCTGATATGTTAAATGTAATTGATAAACCAATATACCTAATGGAAGCTGATGTGTTAAAAGGTGGTGCAAATTATGCGTCTACTCTAGCACTGTTTATTTCGTATGAAATTATTAATGATGCATAGGAACAAGTAAATGGCGAGTTTTAGAAGTTCAACTGGAACATTACTAAAAGCGAGTGCGACAGAATTAAATCTGTTAGACAGCGCAACTGCTGCAACTGTGACTACAGTGGTAGCTGCTGATAGTGTTGTTCTCAATGATGCTGACGTTGGAATGAAGCAAGTTGCGATGACGGACCTTGTAACTCATTTCGATGGTTCGTCTACTCTTAATGTTTATACACCAACTGCACAAAATGGAACACAAACATATACAAGCATACCCAATTCAAGCGGCGATACAGTATTAGTCCATGTAAATGGTGTGCTGCTAGCTAGTGATGATGTAACAAAACCAAGTTCAACTTCTGTTCGATTTCCTGCAATAACAGCTGATGATATTACAATTTTAGTAATCAGTAAACTTTCTACTCTTGATTCTGCAACAGTAAGAATAGAAAGACCTGTTTATGCTTCTGGTGGTTATTCTATATCGCATGGTTCTACTGATAGGATTCTTGCTTATATTAATGGTATA